GTAAACCCAACACAAGACGGATTGAAGACGGTTGAAACTGGAAAAGTAACTAGCAAAGAAATCGTAACTACACCAATTCGTGAAGTTAAAACAGTTCTTGACCTTAAACAATTCGTGACAACTCACAAAGCATCTAAAGGTGAAGGTTCATATCCTATTCTTAAACACGCTACATCTAAGATGGCAAGCGTAGAAGAGTTGGAAAAGAACCCAGCTCTTGCTAAACCAGAATTTACAGATGTAGCATGGAAAGTTAAAACTTACCGTGGTGCGATTCCGCTTTCACAAGAAGCTATTGACGATACAGATGTTGATCTTCTTGCAATCGTAGCTGAAGCAGCTAACCAAATTAAGGTTAATACTACTAATGATGCAATCGCTACTGTATTAAAAGACTTTGAAGCTAAGACTGCTGCTGATCTTGATGCTATCAAAGAAATCTTGAATGTAGACCTTGACCCAGCTTACAACGTATCATTCGTAGTTTCACAAAGCTTCTATCAAAAACTTGACACTTTGAAAGATAAGAACGGTCGCTACTTGCTTCAAGATTCTATCGTTTCTGCATCAGGTAAAGCTTTCCTTGGTCATCCAGTATTTGTAGTTTCAGATACAACTCTTGGTGCAACTGGTGAAGCTAAAGCCTTTATCGGAGATGTACAACGTGCTGTACTCTTTGCTGACCGTCAAGAATTGGGTCTTCGCTGGACTGACAATGAAATCTACGGTCAATACTTGCAAGCAGTTGTACGTTTTGACGTTAAGAAAGCAGATGCTAAAGCTGGTTACTTTGTAACTATGCCCTAAGACTCCCCCGATTAGTGGGGGTGTCTCACGGTCAGCGGTTGAATTAGCAAAACCAACTGCTAGTAGCACCAAACAAGATATTATGTCTTATTTAGATAGTAAGGGAATTTCTTATTCTGCTTCTCAAACAAAAGAACAATTACTAGCCTTGATTGGAGGTTAGAAATATGGAAGCTAAAAAGAATGGTTTTCTCGAAGAGGTTAAGTTATATTGCAAAATTGACTATGACTTTGAAGATGATTTACTGATTGAACTTATCGAATCGGCAAAAGAGCAGATTTGTTTCGCAATTGATAATGATTTAAACCCAGATGATTTAGTGGATTATGCTAAATTCCGTTTAGCTGTCAAAAAGCAAGTCAAAGAAGAATATGAACATCGTGGAATGTCAGCAGATACCATGCGCTATCCATTGGCAAATGGTGTGCTAAACATCATCCACCAACTCAGAACACGGAGGGAAAGTTAATGCGAACACGTAATATGAATGTTCGCATTACTTTTTTTCAAAAAGTAGGTGGACAAAACGAAGATGGAGAAGTATTAGACTTTGAAAGGAAGGACTTATATACTTGCTGGGCAGAAGTGTCTAAAACATCTATTAAAGATTTTAGAGAAAGTGCGACCGTCACAAAAGCAAGTGGTTTGACTGAACATAAAGATACTAAAACGTTCTTGATTCGTCATCTTCCAAAACTTCCTTTTGATAATTCTTGTTTTGTAGAATTTGATGGCAATGAATATCAAATCGTCGCCATCGAACGTGATTATGCAAGCAAGGAAATTGATTTAATCAAGGGAGTGATGGTGTCATGACAAGGGGATTGGATTTATGTCTTCAAAACCTTGCTAAACTTGAAGCAAAAGCTCCTAAAGTTGCCCGTGAAGCAGTCACAATGGTAGCTAAAGAGTTTGAAAAAGAACTTGAAGTAAATACTCCAGTTTCTGATGAGTTTACACCCACTCGTTTGAAAGAAGATATAAGAATCAGTAATTTCAAAGGCGGTGGAGATGCTCCTTCAAAAGATATTGGATTTGGTCGTTCTACTGGATGGCGTGCAAAATATCCGAATGCAGGAACAATTTATCAAAAAGCACAGGACTTCGAGGAAAAGACTATCAATGCAGTAACTCCTCGTGCTAAAGAAATTTACATAACAAAAATAAGGGAGGTGTTAAAATAAATGATTGCTGAAACTGAAGCTTATAAACTTTTGGTGGCAGATGAAAAGTTAAATCAACTTTTTAATGAGTTTAGAGGTAAGGAGTTTCCGGGATACAAACAAGGTATCTTTACTTATGATATTCCTGAGAAACCTACAAACTTAAAACGAAAAGAGCTTGCTCCGTTTGCAAGAATTTATTTAACTTACGAAGCACCTCACAAGTATGCAGATGATGAAATCATCTCAATGGAACAACGTATCACAATCAACTTTTGGTGTAAGAACGCAAAGCAAGCTGACCAAATTGCCAAAAGAATGGATGCGGTACTAGAAGGTAGCGGATTTGAACGCTACACAGCAAATGAGAAACCTCGATACATGGATGACGATATTGGACTGTTAATGAATGTCCGAAAATATCGTCTTTTTGATTGGAGTGATCTCGAAGAAATGAAAGGAAAATAAATAAATGTCTAAAGTTAAATTTGGTTTACGTGGATTTGAATATGGGGTTTTGGATAACAAGAACCTTGTAACAGGAGAAACTAAAAAAATCCCTGGAATTAAAACAGCGAAATTGGATATCACAAATGAATTGAACACTATCACAGCAGATGATGGACCATACGTAGTATTGTCTTCTGGTATCACTGGAACAACTCTTGAAGTGTCATGGCTTGATTTGGGTAGTGAAGCTCGTAAAGACTTCTACGGTATCACTGTTGAAAACGGTGTTGAAAAATACAATAAGAAGATGACTCCAAACGATATCGCTTGCTTATTCCGTACAACTGGTGATGATGGTAAAGGTATCTGGGTTGGTCTTCTTAAAGGTAAGTTCTCTCTTCCAGGAATGGATTTGGAAACTAAAGACGGTTCACCAGAACCTAAAAATGATACTGTTTCTGGTAGCTTTGTGGCTCGTGGAGACGATGATGATGCTCTTGTAATCGTAGTTGGTCGTGAAGACAACCCACAATTCCAAGAAGTTGAATTCCGTAAATTAGTCTTCCCAAAGTCGTAAGTGGAGCTGCGCCTGCGAGTGCAGTAGCCACAAGACAAGAGTAATTAGGCTAGGCTTGGTTTTTCCAAGCCTTTATTTTTTTAAGGAGTTAATAAATGTTTGAAATTAAGTTTAAAAAAGCGGGTGTTTTGAAAGAATTTTCTAAAGACTATGTAAATGTTGAAGATAATTTACTAGCATTAGAGCATCAAGTACGACAAACTGCATTATATGAAAATAAAGAGGATTTGTTAAATCCTATTAAACATCGTGAATTAAATGAAGCGTATCTTACTATGTTTGTGAAAATGTACGGTGAGCAATTTGAAGTAGATGATCTAAAATGTGCGAGTGTTGAAACACTTGAAACTTTGAATGACTTATACCTTGCTGCACTCGGTGGAAAACAAGAAGAAAAAGAGATCACAGAGGGAAAAAAGAAGAAAAAGGGTTAAGCCCTAAAGAAGCTCAAAATAATTTATTAGTTTGGGTTCAATCATTGATGAGTCAAGGATATACAATCCATGACATTAAAAGTATGCGTTTATCAGATTTTGATTTGATGGTGCAAGCTTTGGAAACAAAAGAAAGCAAAGAGGAAGAAGAAACAACCCTTGACAAGGCCTTTCCATTCCTTTTTGGATAAAAAGAAAGGAGATTAAATGGCAAGTAATATTGGTGAATTAGTCGCCACTGCAACCTTAGATGTCGCTCCTTTTCAGTCGAATGTCGGGAGGTTGAAAACCTATTTAAAAGGTGTCGATAATTCCCTAAAAGCGATGGAGAACAACTTTAAAGGTGCTGGAAAAAATGTCAGCAACTTAAAAGGTCTCTTATCCCAGACTGGTTCAGCTTTAAACTCATATCAGAAGATTTTGAGTTCACAAAGTGAACGATACAACCAATTAAAAGCAAGCATTGGAGATGTATCTACTGCTACTGCAGAGCAGAAACAGAAATTAGTTGAAGCAAGTGCCAGTATGACAGCAACTGCTGCTAAAGTAGCTGAATTACAAAATCGCTATAATCAATTGGCTAGTTCTATGCGACAAGCTTATATCGATGATAGTGCATTTACTAAATTCGGCAAAAGTGCACAGGAAGTTGGCAATAAAATCAGTCAAATGGGTCAAACTGTTTCTGGTTTTGGTTCTGCATTAACGAAAGGTGTGACTGCTCCAATTGTGGCTGGTGCAGGTCTTGTAGTTAAAGCTGCAATCGACTATGAATCTGCTTTTGCGGGTGTTAAAAAGACAGTTGATGAAACTGCAACAGTATCTTATAAAAACTTGTCAGACGGTATCCGTCAAATGGCCAAGGAATTGCCAGCTAGTGCAGTAGAAATTGCAAATGTAGCAGAAGTAGCAGGTCAGCTTGGTATTAAAGCAGAAGATATTCTCTCATTCTCTCGTACTATGATTGATATGGGAGAATCAACCAACTTGAGTGCTGAAGAAGCTGCAACTGCAATCGCTAAAGTAGCAAATATTATGGGATTGACATCAGAAGATTATTCAAGGTTTGGTGCATCCGTTGTAGACCTTGGTAACAACTTTGCCACAACTGAAAAAGACATCGTAATGATGGCCAATCGTTTAGCGGCAGGTGGTAAACTTGCTGGACTAACTGCTCCTGAAATCTTAGGTCTTGCAACTGCTATGAGTAGTGTAGGTATTGAAGCAGAAGCAGGTGGTACTGCCATGACTCAAACTCTTACTGCTATTGGTAATGCAGTTTCATTGACTACTAAGGACTCAGCAGATGATTTAGCATTGATTGCTAAAGTTGCAGGAACAACATCAGAAGAATTCCAACAAGCTTGGAAGGAGAAACCAGCTGAAGCGTTACAATCATTCATTAAAGGTCTAAATACAGCCCGCGAAAAAGGCGCAAACATGGATGCTATCTTGATGAAATTAGGCATGACAGGTGTTAGACAAGGTAATATGCTTAAATCTCTTGCTTTATCATCAGATAAAATGGGAGCAGCAGTCGAACGTTCTAACCAAGCATGGAAAGAAAACACTGCATTGACCAATGAAGCAAATAAACGTTATGAGACCACTGAGTCTCAACTACGGATGTTTAAAAACCAATTGACAGATATTGCAATTGAGTTTGGAGGACCATTAGTTAAAGCTCTAAGAGAAGGACTTAATGCAGCAAAACCATGGATTGAAAACCTATCAGAGTTAGCTAAGAAGTTCAGTTCATTATCGACAGAGCAACAACAAAATATCTTGAAATGGGGATTGTTTGCAGCAGCATTAGGCCCTGCTTTGAAGTTATTGGGTGGTGGTATTTCAGTTATTGGTGGTTTTGTTAAAGCAATAGGTGGTTTGTCAAAAGGTAT